CTGTTGCAACTTGGCTTCACTGACAAGTCTGTTTCTGCCATTGTCGCTTTGCTCGGTCAATCCGAGGCTATGCGCGAATACGAAGCTTCGCTAAAAAACGCATTTGGAACCACACAAGATGTTGCCGATAAGCAGCTACAGACTTTCAACTCACAGCTAGCTTTGTTGCAATCTGCCTTTATAGATGTAGCTCTTTCTATCGGTCAGCAAATGACACCGGCTCTGGGCGATCTAGTAGAGACAGTCAAGGTTGTCTTGCCGATAATTGGCGACAAGCTAGTTACCGCTCTAGAGACAGTGGACTTCGCCAAGGTAGCAGAAGATGTCGGTGACTTTGTTGTCGCGGTCGTAGAGAACATAGATGTAATTGCCAAGGTGGGAGAAGGGCTCCTAGTCGTAGCAGCAGCCCTAGCGATCTATCGAACCACAACGCTCTTGGCAGCAGCAGCCACAGCGCTGTTCAATGGAACCTTACTTCTAAACCCGATTGGTCTGCTAATAACTGGACTAGTCGGTGCTACATATGTCGCTGGCAAGTTCCTCGGCAAGATGGATGGCGCGACCGGTTCTGTCGAAGCATACGGCGATTCGCTAGAAAACAGCACCGATAGTGTCGGTAACTTTATGGGAGCTTTTGCTGCCAGTGCTGTAGTGATGCAGACTAACGGTGCAATTCTTTACGAGTTCGAGGATCTAAACAGGAAGACATCTGACGCAACAGACGAACTAACCGAAGCTGTCTTACGAGCTGACAGCGCCAAGTTCACAAACCTACGGAACGAAGCCCTAAAGACTTCTGGGGCTTTTATTTCACTGGCTCGCGAGGCTAACCAAGTTGCTTCGCTTACGGCTAGGTATGCACCAAAGACCGTAGATCCAGCTGCCGAGGCAGCCGCAGAACTTGAGCGCATAATGGGTGCGCTTAACGATACTGGTAACAGCACAGCAGCGACCGTAGACAAGGTAGCTCAAGCTAGGCAGCAATTAGGCACTGAGATAGATGGCATAGTAACTAGCTTCAAGGGTCTAAAGGTTCTTGGCGCAGTCACAAGTGAATTTGAAAAAGCCGTAGCGGACACCTTCTCTAAGGTCGAGGACACGATAGCCAACGCTTTAGATGCGAAGGTTATTAGCACCAAGACAGCCAAGGCGCTCAACGCGATCGCTGACACCGCTAAGTCAATACAGATGGGCATAGCTAAAGAGCGCGAAAAGCTAGCTGTCGAATACGAGCAGTTGGTCAGCCGGCTGAATGTAGCAGCACAGGTCAGGAACAGCACCGCAGAAGCCATCTCAGCACAGGCGGACATAGCGGAGCTAGGGCTAGTCACTCGCCAAGTCGTGAATGACCTCGGTGATGTCAGCGAAGAATCGGTGCTAACTAGCCGAACCATCGTTCAAGGATTCGAGAGGCTGCTAGAAAGCACTGTCAAGTTCCAAAAGCAACTGATTACCCTGCGCGAGTTGGGCTTGGATCCGACATTGTTCAAGCAGATTGTAGACAGCGGTATAGATGCCGGTGGCAAGACAGCTCAAGCAATCATTGAAGGTGGACCGGAAGCAGTTTCGGAGATCAACAACCTATTTGCTGAACTAAATGATGTCGGTGAGCAGATCGGCAAGACCACTTCCGAAGTAATGTTCAACGGTGGAGAGTCTGCTATACAGGGCTTGATAGATGGTGTGATTGCCAAGGATGCAGCATTGGTTCTAGCTGCACAAACCACAGGCAGTGTCCTGACTTCAACGCTCCAAGCTGCAATAGACGGCGACCCGATAGACCTGAAAGGCATCTTAGAAGCTCTAGGATCCTTCGAGAGCGACTTCGGTGACTTGGGTGAACTATTAGGGCTGAGCTTCGCGGAAGCCCTTCAAAAGGCAATAGATGCAGCGATCGCATCAGCGAAGGCAGCACTGGCAGCAGCGATGCCATCTGCCCCATCCGGCGGTAATGGTGGCGGGGGCAGTTCAGGTAGCGGAAATCCCGGCAGTGTTACTGCGCCTACGATTGCGGATGAGGTGACAGAGGTGGTCGAAGAAGTCGCAGAAGCAGTAAAGAAAGCGATCGCACCGCTAACGGATCAGCAGCAAGCAATCAAGTCCGGTGAAAAGAAGGGCTTACTAACTAACGCAGGTGGGCTAAACACCAGCTCAATGAGTGCTGCTGCCATGCGTGGTAAAGACCAAGCGATCATCAACAACTACAAGATAGATGTAAAGGCAGACACCAGAACTGGTGGAGCAGTAGCCGGCGCGGAAATCGTCAAGAGCCTAAAGCAATACAACTACAACAACGGAACTATTGACCTATCATTCAGCTCGCGCAGGGCGCTGAAATAATGGCTATCCCAACACCTAAAGTCGAAGTGGGCTTCGATCTAACGGAAAGCCCTATTGGTCCATTCTTCGCGCTAGACGATTCTACACGCGGCAGGTTGGACAACGAAGACTGGGTGTTGGCAGGAACTATCTTCGTAGACATAACAGATGCCACTAGGGAAATTTCGATCTCGCGCGGTCGCGGCAGGGACTTTTCTAATTACCTCGCCGGCAGCGCCAATGTCTCACTAAACAACCACAACAGAGACTTCGATCCATTGTTTACAGATAGCCCATACAACGGCAACATAATACCGAGGCGCGAGATCCGGATTAGCTCTGGTGACGAGATTCAGTTCACAGGCTGGATTGGTGATTGGGATTTAACTTACACCACTGATGGGGACAGTGTCGCAGTAGCAGTAGCTAGCGATGCACTGAGTATCCTAGCAAGCCAAAAGCTCGTAGCTAACACCCCAGTCGCAGAGAAGACCGGCGAAAGAATAAACAGGATTCTAAGTGAGTCCACTGTTAGCTGGCCATTAGATTTGCGCCTAATTGACACAGGGCAAGCTACGCTTGGCACGCAAGATCGCGAAGCAGAAACGAACGCGCTGGTTTATTTGCAGGATGTAGTAAACACCGAACCCGGAGAGTTCTTTGTAGGCAAGAACGGTCGCACTGTTTTTCAAGACCGCTCGATTGCTCCCACTAGCGAAAATCTAGTGCTGTTTGATAAAACTGATGGTATCCCATTCTCTAATGTAAATGTTATCTATGGATCTGAGTTACTTTACAACGAGATTATCGTAGGCAGATCTGGTGGCGGAACGGTCACAGCCAGCAACATAGCAAGCCAGAACAACTATGGCATAAGATCCCTAGCGGTCACAGACTTGCTATTGAATGATGATGCTGACCTGTTTGAGTATGGGTCAGTTTGGGCTAACCGCTACTCCGAACCCGAATACCGCTTCGAGAGCCTAGAAGTAGAGTTGGGAACGATAACCTCGACACAGCAAACTGCTATGCTTGGTCTAGAACTTGGATCTATTGTGCAGATAAGGTTCACACCAAACAACATAGCGCCAGCGATAGACAGATACCTAGAGGTCATTTCTATCAACCACAGGATAACTAGCACTGAGCATTATGTGGTTATGGGATTCCAAGGATTAGATTATCAAGCATTAGTCCTCGATGATTCTGTCTTTGGTAAGCTAGACACAGCAGCATTGAGTTGGTAAAGGAAACCGAATGCCCTATTTAGATTTTACAGCTGGTCAGATCTTGACCGCTGCGCAGGTAGACGAATACCTGATGCGCCAAACCGTCATGGTTTTCGATGATGCAGCAGCGCGAGACACAGCACTAACTGGTGTTTTGGTGGAGGGAATGCCCTGTTACCTAAAAGACAGTGACACCTTCTTGCTTTATGATGGATCAGCTTGGGTCGGTGGCGGTGACATCACAGGCGTGACCGCAGGAACAGCATTATCCGGCGGAGGATCTACCGGCGATGTAACACTAAACGTGGATCTATCAGCGGTGACAATTCCAGCTTCTCAAATTTCGGATCTAACTGCGACCGCAGCAGAATTGAACATCCTAGCCGGCGTGACTGCCGATGCTAGTGAACTTAACTTGCTAGCTGGCGCAACTGCCACAACAGCGGAGATAAATTATCTAGACGGCGTTACCAGTTCTATACAAACACAGATAGACAACACGCTCTTAGCCAGCTTCGTCACAGACGCAACGACTGCTCGCACACTTACCTCAGCAGCAGACGAAGGCAAGACACTTCAGTTCACTAGCGGATCGGCAACTGTCGTAACCGTAAATGCAAGCTCTGACTTTACAGTTGGCGCAAGGGTGGACATAATCGCAGACGGCGCAGGTGAGCTAACTGTGAGAGCAAGCGGTGCAACAATCAAGGCGGCAGAAGTTTCAACAACTTCGGGCAGCTTTACAATCGGCGCTCAGTATTCGGCAGCCACGCTTTTATGTGTAGCAACAGACGAATACCGACTAATCGGAAATGTGGAGGCAGTCTAAATGAGCTTTATGTTATTAGGAATACTCAATGCACAAGCGGCAGGTGGCGGAATACCCGTCTTAGAAAAGCTGGGTGAGACAACTTTTGCGTCTGGAAGCACAATTACCCTGAGTAATTTAGCCCTCACCGATTATGCGTTTATTCAAGGAGTAGTTGAAAGCGTTTACGACGGTTATTCGCCGAATCAAAGCCGGTCCCCTTTAGAGGCAAGACTAAATGGCGACTCTGGCAATAATTACAGCTTAAACGAAGGTGCATACACTCCTAATACTGGGCTAACAATATACAACAGCAGTAGCAGATCCACGGCGCGTATCGGAGTGCTCGGTTCCGACAGCACTAATAACAGGCGAAGTTATTGTGAGTTTTTTATTATGGACCCCGGCGCTACATCAAAAAACAAAGAGTTTATAAGTGTTAGTGGCTATTCAATGGCAAACACCGATGCAAGCAATGGCTTTTATTCGAGCGAATACCGCAATACCTCTGCTATAACCTCAGTAAGCCTTGTAGGAAACAATAAAAAAGACACCCGATTTACAATCTACGGAGCAAGATATGTCTGAGTCGGCACTAGTCCTTTTACGCTCTGGTACAATCGCAGTGACAACTTCTTGGAGCCTAACCAGCCTATCAAGTTACAGCAACTACAAAGACCTAATCATCGAGATAGACGGGCATAGGTCAAATTACACAGGCGCACTCAACTTGCAGCTCAACGGTGACACTGGCAACAACTACTCCTTTACCACCCTAAGCGAAAAACAAGACCCCGCCACAAGAATTGAATGTTACCCGATGTTTGGGCAACTAGATTCTATGATTATTTACACGATAACCCTACCTGAATGGACAACCTCCACAGGAAAATACAAATCTGTCTATGTAAGGATGGGAGCCACGCAAAGTTCTCGACCAAACTTAATTACTGGATATAGAAAAAGCAGCGCCAACATCACTTCGGTAGACTTTACCGGGACGGACTGGGGCGGATACCGTTACAGAATTTATGGGAGGTCATAAAAATGGAACTAATTCAAAGCATAAGCCTGTCTAGCAGCGCTTCAACTATTCTTTTTTCCTCTATACCCAACACCTATTCACAGCTTTACTTGTATGCCTCGCTAAGAAATGACTCAACCACTTCATCTTCACCAGCCCTGAGGGTAGCGCTGAGTTCAACTGCCAACTACGACCTCGGTTACAGGGAAACTGGAAGTTCCAGCGTAAATGAGGGCAACTACTCAAGCAAGGTTAACTGGCAAGATATGTACGGTGGAGTAATAAGCGAACAAAAGCCAAGCAATAGTTTTGGCGCTTTTTATATGTCTATTCACAACTACGCTCAAAGCGTCCCAACGACAATGGTGGCGCAGGGAACTTCAAATGCTAGTGAGTCTAACCCTAATGCAGGAGTTTACGGCGGAATAATAAGAAACACCGACGTTCAAAGCTCTATCAATATGATAGTGGATTATGGAAACTTTAAGGCTGGGTGCCTAGTAGCCTTGTATGGTGCGTAAAATGTCAACTAACACGATAGGAAAAGAAATGTCTGAAAAGCTTTATAAAGTAGAGGTAGATTGCTCGACTGGGTTAGAAACTCGAACTGAGCTTACACCAGAGGAAGTTACCGAGCACGAGATAATGCAACAAGAATCTCAGGATAAGGCTGCAATAATTGAAGCCGCAGCTCAAGATAAAGCAGACGCTAAAGCATCGGGTATTGAAAAGCTGTCGGCACTCGGACTAAGCGATGCTGAAATCGCTGCAATTACAGGAGCATAAAATGCCAGTAGTCTCAACAGGCGTATCAGTAGGCACTTCAATAACCGCAGTATCAGGGCCATTCATTTCTAGCAAGGTTGTTTACTTGCAGTCCGGAACCGAAGGCGCTGCAACTTATGTCGGCGGTTCAAACGTGTCGGCAGCAAACGGCATCCTGCTTAGCGAAACCAACAACGCCGTATTTCAGACAAACGCTGACGATACCTTGTATTGCATTTCTGATACCGGTGGAGCTGTTGTCAAGGTAGTAGAAGTCAAATAGCTAATGGCAGAAGAAGGCACATCCGTAAGGATCACTAATGTCCAAGTTTATGAAAAACTTATGGAAGTCAATGAGAACCAGATCGAGATGTTTGCGGAGCTGCGTGGCTTGAAGTATCTACCTGAAAAGGTTGCCAATATGGAAACTCGTTTGGCAAAGGTCGAGCTTATTGCTCGTCTTGTCTACGGTGTCTACGGCGCAACACTGGGAGCAGTGGCAGTCGGGTTAGTAAGCTTACTCAATGGCTAAGTGGCAGCACCCATTCCCTGTTAGCACGATTACATCTGTGTTCGGAACTACTCGTAACCGCACGAACCCTCACCGAGGCACAGACTATGCGCCAAAAGCTAACGCGCTCATACCAGCAGTCACAGCCGGCGCTATTGTCAGCATCTCTTGGTCACAGTGTTTAGGCTGGGTGGTTGTCCAGTCTTGTTCCTGCTCTGATCACACCGGCAAACATTACATTGGTTATTGTCACCTAAGCTGCACGAAGCATGGCATCAACTGTGACGGATCCGGTCATGATGATGGATCAACTTGCATGAAGAACCTAAAGACAGGCGATACCGTTAGGCTAGGTCAGCCAGTCGGTCGAGTCGGTAACACTGGGGATTGCTCGCGCGGTGCTCATTTGCACATCACTTTAGGCACAAAAGCTAAGTCCGTATTCTATGGCAAGGTTTATGACATACGAAAGTTCATAGACAACAAGATCGCGGAAGAACCTAAGCCCAAAAAAGTGGAACAGCCCGCACAGATCGAAACCGCTGAGTGCCCACCTAAGCCCACGAACATAGAACCCAGCGTATCTATAGCCACCGCAGCCAAGAATGGCTTAGGGCGCTTCTGGACACTGCTGTGGAGGTAGTATGAAACGGCTAATCGGCAAGGTAATTGACACAGTATTTCTTTTGGATCAAACCTCACCTAATCGTGGAGCACCGAGCTGGAAGTTTAGGCGAAAGCTAATCTTCGGCGCATACCGCTTGTCATTTTGTATGATTGCGTTCGGGGCAGTCACCTTCATGTGGGATACCAATGTATCTGCTAGCCTAATAACCGGCGGAGTCGCACTAATGTCTATAATTATTGCTGCTTATGTAGCCGGAGCGAGTTACGAAGACACTAAGAAGAATGGGAAAACTGATGAAATACTTGAACCCTGAATTTATCAACTACGCAAGTGAGCGTGCCATCAAAACATTCGCGCAGTCTGGTATGGCTTTTCTAGGTGGCGCTACGGTCGGACTGTTCGCTGTAGATTGGTTGGGATTCTTTAGTGTCGCTGCCGGCGCTGCTGTCCTGTCTATCCTCACCTCTATAATCAGCAAGAAGTAATTAGGGTTTACCCAAACTAGCCTTGCGCTCTTTGCGCGTTAGCCCACCCCAGATACCATAAACCTCGTTTGCCTTAGTCGCATAGTCTGCGCACAGATCTAAAGCAGCGCACCCTTGGCACAAGGACTTAGCCTCGGCGATCGCTATTGACCTATTCTCATCATCAAAATAATCTTCTGGGTAGAAGACCGCAGCATCTTCTTGGCAGGGCACAGACTCAATGGCGTTTAACTTGTCAGCTAGTAGCGTGTATCGGTTGAAGTCCGCATCTCTCATAATCATCCCTCGGCTTTCTTTCTAACTTATTGCTAAAATGTCTGCGGTTCGAGTTAGGGTTAGTGTGTCGGAATAATAAAAGTGGCTACCGATCAACATAGACCGATAGCCACGCCACCGGAAAGGACTAATAAACGATGGTAAAATCTACATTACCAGTAAAGATCGCTAATGCAACTCTGCTAGGGGACTTCGCTCCCGGATCAGAAGAATGGCACAATGCTAGGGCTAGCCGTATCGGTGGCTCTGAGGTCGGAGCTATAGCCGGTGAGAGCAAGTATGAAAGCGCCTACTCACTTTGGGCTAAGAAAACAGGGAAGATCCCAAGCCAGCAAACAGAGAATGAATTTATGTATTGGGGCAAAGCCCTAGAGCCGGTGGTCATTGACCGCTTTGAAATAGAACACCCCGAACTAACGGTGTTTAGGGATCCCGGAACGTGGACTAACAATGAACACGATTTTATGCTGGCTAATCCCGATGCTATCTTGCAGGATCAAACAGGATCTTACGGTGTCCTAGAAATAAAGACAGCTAGATTCGAGAATGATTGGCAAGAGGGCGTGCCTAAGTATTACACGACACAAGTGCAGTGGTATCTACGCACCTTCGGATTAGATTGGGCATATCTAGCTTGCCTTTTTTCCGGATCTAACTACAAGGAATACACGATCATGGCTGACCCGATGTGGCAAGCGCACGATCTAGAGAAGGTTTATGTATTCCTAGACCACATAGCCAAAGACACTAAGCCCGATTGGGATGGCTCGGAAGAAACGCTAAAGACCGCGCGAGAACTCAACCCAGACATAGACCGGGACTATTCAATAGAGCTTGGCGATCTAGGTGCTAGCTATCTAGAAGCCGTAGACGGACTAGGCGAACACAAATCCAGCGTTAATAAACTAAGCGCTGAAATAATTGACAAAATGGGGACGGCGCGAGTCGGAAGTGTGGCTGGCGAGGCTAAGCTAATAAGACAAAGCAGAGCCGGATCAGCACCATACCTTACTAGGAAACGAGGGGCATAATGATCGAAGAACCAGACAAGGGCGCAGATCTAGACCAAGTTCTCGCAGACTATTACATAGCAGATCCGAAGCTAGGTGACATGGTATTCCTTAAGAACAACTTCGAAGACACAACTATACGCGGTGAGATAGTAGCGATGCGCCGGTCGCAACCACAGCGAGCGCTAAACCCAGATGGAACATTCGAGATCGTCATGTATCCGCGCTTAGAGATCTCAGTTGGAGCTATAGACCTCTGGCTTGATCTAGAGGACTGGGAGATCACCGACACCCTAACTGGTATCGAATACAAAAAGCTTCCGCCCGGAGTTGTTATGGGGCGGTTGAACGATGAAGACGAAGAATAGAAAGGACAAAGAATGCGTAAGAATCTACACAACCCAAATGACTTCTTTATAGGAGATCATGTTTTGATTAGCTATCCCGAACACAAGTTAGCTGCTAGTGGAATTATAGATGGAATAAGGATAGGAGATGCCGGTGAAAATAGCGTGGAATTACGCTTCGCCGGTTACTTCTTTTATTTCAACTTGCTAGAAGCAGAAGTGGATAAAGTCTGATGGCGACTTTCAACCCAGACAACTATGAAACTGTCGCTGAGCGAATCATTAGGTTCTATAGCGATCACCCGGATGGCAGGATCATAACCGCAAACGAGACAACGCCGGAACACCGGTCAGCGCTCACTTGGGTTATGTCATGCGCAGTATTCCTAAACGGTGAGGATCTAGAGCGGTCACTCCCAAAGGCAACTGGTTGGGCGTTCGAGATAGACGGTCAGGGCATGACCCAGAAAACTAGCGCCCTAGAAACCTGTGAAACAAGCGCCATTGGGCGTGCGCTCGCCAACGCTAACTACGGTGGGGACAAACGCATAACTAAGGAAGAAGCTCAAAAGGTAGTAAGGGATGTAACGCCACAGCGCGACTGGCTAGGCGAAGCCCATAACGCCGGCAATAAAGATGAGCTAAAAGTGATTTACAATCAAGCCAGACAAGCTAACCTAGACAGTAGAACATTGTCCGAGATAGCAGAGCTAGGCAAAAATTGGAAAGTCCCGACTTAGAGATACTCAAAGCACACATCTCCGAAGTGCGAGAGCTAGCCCAGTGGATCCTTATGCAAGAGGACAGGTCTGGGCTAGCTTTGGTAATCCTAGAAATAGTGACTGCCGAGCGTAGGCTAAAAGAAAGGCGTAAAGATGGAGATAGTAACCCCTGACCAAATAATAAATGCACTAAGCGCCCTGCGGATCGAAGGGGAAAAGGGTATAGAGGCACAATACCAAGCGGAAAGGGATCTAGCAATAAAGCAACTAGCAGCGGAGCAAATTGAAGCTGCTGCTTTCTTGAGGATGAAGGGACTTGTCGGCGAAAGGCAAGCGATCGCCAAGCTAGAAAGCCACGAAGCCAGACAAGAAGCTGAGCTTGCGAAGGCAGTGTTCAATCGGGTGCGGACAAAGATGCAACAGCTACAGCAGCAACAGTCAGCCTTACAGACACAAGCAAGATTAGTCGAAATCACCTACCGGTCATGACACCCAAAGAGTTCAAAAAGTATTTATTGCGCGATCAGTATTGCCCACACTGCGGAACTGAGCCACCGATGCTAGTCCCTCACCACCGGAAGAACAGAGGGATGGGCGGATCTAAGGGCGCAGCTAATAACCCAAGCAACATACTGCTAGTGTGCGCTGATCTAAATGGGCTGATGGAAAGTGATACCAAAGTGCAATCACTAGCACGCGAGTATGGCTGGAAACTATTTCAATACGAGGATCCACTAGTCGTTCCGATTTACGACTCAATAAGTGAATTTTGGTTTAGGCTAAATGACACTTACCAAAAGGAAAGCATATGAAAGGACAGCTATGCCAATTATCAGAGGTAAACACAGCTTCGAGGAGAACTTCGTTCAGATCCCTAACCGGTGGCTAAGGGATAACCGGCTTAGCCTCAAGAGCTTAGGGTTACTGGCTCAGCTAACCACGCACAGTATCGGGTGGAAGGTCACTATAAAAACCTTAGCTACCGCTAACAACTGCGGTCAAGAGCAGATCAGAACTGCTATTACAGAGCTAGAGGAATACGGCTATCTAGAGCGGAAGCAACAGCGCTCAGAGGGCAGGTTTAGCGAAGCGATTTGGGTAACTAAAGATCCAGTCGCACCGGATAGCGATTTACCGATACCGGGAAACCCGATAACGGAGAACCCGATACCGGGAAACCCGATACATAAGAATACAAAGTTAAAGAACACTATGGATAAGAATACAATCTCTAAGAATTTTGATCGCTTTTGGAGCATTTATCCAAAGAAGGTGGGAGTGACCTCTGCCGAGAGATGCTTTCATAAGCTACTGAGTGGCACTCTAAGCGATGCGGAGGGTATGGCTGAGCAGATTATCGAGGGCGCACAACGGATGGCGTTAGATGGCAACCTGCCGGATAAACAGTTCATACCGCATGGATCAACTTGGCTAAACAGATCCGGTTGGCTAGATGAGGCTTACCCGGAGCGCGAAGTTAGCAAGGAAGATCGCTCGGTCAGGGATCGCGAAGCCAGCGACATACGCCGGCAAAAGGAGATAGAGCGCAGCCGGCGCGAGCTAGACAGTATGAACAAAACGATAGCACCAGTGATCGAGTGCCAGCATGGTAAGACACTAGCCAGATGTGTCCCCTGTTCAAAAGCACTCGTTTCCGGGAAATAGTTGCTAATGTTAGTTGTGTGTCTAAACGAGTTTGCAAGCGGTGCGGTATTGACCGAGATCTGCCGACTAAACGCGCGAAGAACACAAACCTTTGTCGAGGTTGCCGAACTAAAGTCGAACACTTGGTCAGGTATGACCAGAAGAATTATTGCTTGGCTTGGCGCGGTGACTTTGATGAGAATGACAATCCTATGCACAATGGGGAGCTATACCTTCCGGGTAAGCGATCCTGTAAACATAGAGATTGCATAAACGAACAACACATAAATGGAAGGGACACATAAAGTGGCTTACATAAACATAAAGGCAGCAACAGTTGAAAGCGTCTATGAAGGCAAGGGCTTTCGCGCTACTACCCAATACAAGTCTCGCGATGGCGAGGATCGCAAGGAGCAGTTCAAGGTGTGGACAGACACGCCTGTCGCGGTCGGGGATGTTGTAGATGTTAGTGGAACATTGACCGTAAGGGTCGAGGAGTTCACAGGGCAAGACGGCAACCAAGTGACAGTCGCAGCGATCCACGTAAACAACCCGAAAATAGAAGCCCTCCTGTGATCTTTCGGCTGGTCGTGACCGGTGTGCCAGTTCCGCAAGGTTCTCTAAAGCACATTGGTCGCGGTCGGCTGATACCTAGCAACGAGAAGAAGCTTAAGGTGTGGCGCGAAGCCATAGCCGAAGTAGCTAACGAGTTCACAACTGACAGCGGTTTCGATCTTCCAGCGATCGTGACCGTTGTTTTTACTTTACCCAGACCAAAGACGGTCAAACGGTTATCAGTTACAGTTCCTCCGGATCTTGACAAGCTGCAACGCGCTGTCGGTGATGCGCTGTCCATAAACTGCAAGCTAATAAATGACGATGCCCAGATCATAGAGTGGCACTCGCGTAAGGAATACGGCGATGTCGGAGGCGCAGTTATACAGGTCGAGTTCTTAGAGCAATAAAAATTAGTTATCTTTTATTAGAAATAGTTTCGTTTAGTTGCGTTTAGGCGCTATAGTAATACTAAGACAACGAAAGGACAGCTAATGAGGATCGAAAAGATAGAGTCAGATCTAAGCCAAGCCAAGGATCTAGTTCAGCTTTACACAAGTATGGGTAATGTCTATATGAACATAGGCAACCGCGAAAAGGCATACGCCAAGCGGTCAGAAGCACTAGCCCAGCAAACCATAGTTTTACAGCTTCAAGCATTACTAAAGGTTAGCTAATGGACATTACTTATCTAGGCGATCTTATTGACCGTTACGACCTAGTCGCGAGCGATAGTAACCATGTAGTTTTTTACAACGGCTCAGCAACCTTCAAGATCTATTACCGCACAGATGCTGGGCGCTGTATCGAACAGGAGGTTCACACTTCCTATCCGGCTAAGCAACTAAAAGACCCATTCCGCTGGGCAGTCCAAACAGGCAAGTGGCTGCTGGCTGAGTATAAAGAAAACGATAAAGGACTATAACCATGAAAGCACTATTGCTAATAATCTCAACGCCTATTTTCATACTAGGCGCAACAGAGATGGTAAACCGGTGGGCGATCTTCGACAAAGTAATCCTTACCGCGCTGGTAATCGTTGCCCTGATCGTAGCCTCGAAGGGTATTGCTAATGGACAGCGTTAGTAGGACTATGCAAATCGTAAGGCTTAGCGCCTTACAACACCGGCTAACGACTGAGACAACAGAGTTCTTGGTTTACACGCAAACAGCCCTAACAACCGAAAATCTCACCGAGTGTCAATTCAAGCTAATGGAACTAAAGCTAGTGATGACAGAACTACGAGATCTAACTATGGAAGATGACAAAGTATGAACAACGCGACAGAACTAACTGGACACCTAACACCCCAGCAAACATCAGTCCTAATGGGTAAGCACATAAACACCATACGCCGATGGATCAAAACCGGTCAGCTAAAGGCAGTAGTAGTTGGACCCAATCGGGTATTCGTAAGCGAAAAGTCAATCGAACAATTCAAGAAAGGTAAGAGATATGCCTAACGCAAGGAGAACAGATCCTATAACAAGCCACGAAGCTGCTAGCTCAGTAAGACAGCTAACCAACACCCAACGCTCTATCAAATGGCTGTTTATTAAGTTCTATAAAACTGGGCTTACAGATGAGCAGCTAGTAGAACACTATCGAAGGCTAATGCATAGCGGTGATGCGCCGATGGCTAGCGAATCCGGTATAAGGACTAGGCGATCCGAAATGACAGCGTTAGGCGTGGTAAGAGACGGACAAGAGTTCGCGCTCACCGTATCTAATCGCCGAGCCAAAGTATGGAGGTTGGCATAATGACAGAGCAAGAATGTATCAAGCATTACGATCAGGGCTACGCGGAAGGCGTGAAGTCTTCGTTGCCTAAAGAACCGGTGACCTTCGACATAGACGGCTACGCCATCAACTCGATCTACCGTAGCGAGCTAAGTGTGCGGTTTGAGGGCGATTACCGCGTGATCGTGGCTCACCCTAAAGCCTTGCCAGCTATGAAGTATGCAAAAGGTTGGATCCATATGGCACAGACGCTGACAGAATTTTGTGGCACGAACATAGTGGCGCTTGAATTTGCTGCCGAGGATCGTGCAGATGTAGTGCTTAGGTTAGTAGAAGCCTGATGGGGACATTCTTACTGGTAGTCGCGCTGGTCGTGTTGGTGGCGCTAATCGGATACCTAACTGTTGGGCTAATAATGTTTTGGCTCATCTCGTCACTTTACGAAGACCTCTACGGCAAAAAGAAAGGGCATAGCAAATGAGCATCAACGAACTAATCGCGACTAACGGCAAAGCTTGGTATAAGGCTGGACAACTTGCCGAGCGTAACAGGGCTATCCGGCTGGCAAGTTACATAGCTGTGCCTAGTGAGCCGGCTATTGGGCAGCCACAAGACATGGTATTCCTTAGCGATCTAATCGCATACCTAGTGGACGAGGACAACAAATGACCAACGATGAGTTTGAACAGCTAATCAAAGCCAAGCCCTACTCTTTCGAGGAGTTTATCGCAGACATGGAGGCACAAGATGACTAAGAAAACCTGTTCAGAGATCATGACTAAGAAAAAACAGTCAGAGATTGGCAGGGAAGCCAGTGCATACTTCGCACCCAATTACGGTTTATGTCAGAACCATGCTTGAGGATCTAACGCCACCGAAAAACCTAAACCACCGGTGCAAGATAAACACCACAGCCCTTGAACTAACTGCGGAAGATCGCGTTGTCTTTGACGCTGCTATCGAAGACACCGAGAACTGGAAGGCTAACACCTTGTCCACCCAACTAAGGCAACGAGGCATCAAGATAGGCGACATGAGCATAACCAGACACAGGCAGAAGATTTGCGCTTGCTATCGTAAAAGGCAGGGAAGCTAAGTGAAGGGCGAATGGGTAACTGATCCGGAACTAAGTGACTACATAAAAGCCGGTATGTTCAAGCGGTCAATGCGGATCGCCAAAGGTGAGGAGCGCGTAAAGATGGTTGCTTACGCTAATGCCCTAATTTGCTTCGATCATGTAGACCAAGGTAGCTGCGAACATTCAGTCTGTTATGCGATGCTAGAACTAATCGAAAAAATCGAAAGGTAACGATGTTAGAGAACCTAGAGCCAGCACCAAAGGTATCATCACCGAAGGACTTCCGAGCCGGAGTAGTGTTTGACGGCACACAGGGGACAGCAACCACCGAAGGCTTAGCGGATCTGCCTAACTTTGATGATTTCCTGCTAGAGCGTGGCTATCCACCGGAAGAATACGAGATAGTCGGCAGCCCTAGAACATCACAGTGGCAGCAACGCGAGGGTGGCGATTGGCTCACCTCTTACCGGTTCACATTTCGGAAGAAGGTTGCCGATTTCGACCTCCCAGCCCTGTTTGCTATGGCGAAAAGAACCAAATCGGCAACTAATCGCGGAAAAGTAAAGACCGAAGATAAGTCACTTATCATCTGCCCTGCTGACTTCCAGATCGGTAAGGGTGCCAGTAAAGGTGGACACGAAGAAACCATAGTAAGAGTTATGGAAAGCTATGACCGTATAGAAGAACAGGTCAAGGCAGGTAATTACGAACACCTATACATACTGGACATGGGTGACATCATAGAAAGCGTTAGCAGCAAAGCTCAGTTCGAGCAACTTCAAAGCAATACGCTCAGTCCTATGCAGCAGACAGACATGGCAGCCTCACTTATGTTTGAACTGATCAAGCGGATGAGCAAGTATGCACCAATCACATACGGATCTATAGCAAGCAACCATTGTCAAAACCGATTTATGGGTCAGGCAGTGGGCAAGCCCGGACTAGATGATTGGGGAATAGTAATCGCCCAGCAGCTTAGACGGCTAACCACTGAGCTAGGTATGGATGTCACCTACCTGATACCGCAACCGGATGATGAAGGATTCGCGTTTCAGTATGGCATCAACACCATTGGCGTTGTTCATGGTCACCAAGCCTCTAGACCTGCCGGCGTAAAGAAGTATTGGGCAGATGCGGTGTTCGGTGAGCAGTGGCTCAATGCCACAGTAGATGTGTTGATTAGCGCTCACTTCCACCACCTAGCGCTAGAGGAATTGGGTCAGCGCCAAGATGGTAAGGGATCTAAGTTCTGGGTTCAGTGTCCGACCTCGGACGGTGGCAGTGATTGGTTCAGGCGCAAGGCAGGTGTGGATAGTTCGACAGGGATCTTGACCCTAGAGCTAGAGAAGAACACACCGTTCAGTGGATCAGTGACGAAACACTAATGCCGACATACGATTTTAGTTGCGCTATCTGTGAGAACACAGTGGGCATTACTCAGTCAATAGACACACCGTTGGCAGTCCAGATCTGCCATAAATGCGGATACAAAATGATTCGATCATTCAGTCTCTCCTCTGTGGTGTTCAAGGGGAAAGGCTGGGGTGGGGCTGGGGGCTAGGGTGGCTGGATTCCCTAAACCTTGTATCGAGTGCGGAAAACTAAGCCTCGGTGACACACGCTGCGAAACTCACCGGCTAGAGCGCCTACGGATTCAGGAGGCGTTTCGCCCGAAAAGAAAAAGCAAGAACAAACCTAAGAGAGAACACTATGGGGGAGATTACGCTAAGCGTGCTAAGGCGATAAGGGAGCAAGCTACCTACTGTCACCTCTGTGGGGATGGACCGAGGCATAATGATCCTTGGACAGCAGACCACCTTCTCCCCGGAAACCCTGCCAGTCCACTCTTAGCAGCTCACAGGTCATGCAACAGCAGCCGTAAGGATAAGCCCTTAGATAATCCACCACCAACTGACCCCAATGCCCCTCGGGGATACTAGGGGAGCCGGTCAGAAGATCCGGTCGTTCCTAACCTAAAC